CACCGCCGAGGACGCGCCAACTGCTCTGGCTGCCGTTGGTGTAGAGGGCCTGGACAGCGCACTGCACCTCCGTCTGCAGCGTCAGCTTCAGCGGCGCCACCCACCGCCGCTCCGAGGGTCCGAACTTTCGCGGCTCCAGCAGGTAGCTGTCCGTGTTGTTAGGGTCGCCGCCCTCGTACACGACAACCTGGAAGCCCGCGAGGAGGTGCGCGGGGAGCTGCTCCTCGTGCGTCCAGCGAATGTCCAGGTAGCGCGACTTGATGAGCTGCGGAGAGCGGACGCCGTCCACCTCGCGGTCGTAGATGCCGGCCGCCTCCTCCTGCTCGCGCGAGCGCATGCCCTCCCGTTTAGGGAGGCGGCGTGGACGAAATCCCCAGCGTGAGGGTGGCTGGCACCGTGGGCACGGACACCACCAGGACGCTCGCCGCACTGGCGCTGTAGTTGCCCGAGGTGTCGATGGCCTTCACATGCACCGGCAGGTTGATGCCCGGCGCCGGCAAGGCCCACTCGTACGTGGTGGCCCGCACCTTGCCGATGAGGGTGCCGGCCTCCCAGCTGGCGCCGTAGCGCAGCTCGTAGGTGTCCCTATCCAAGTCCGGCACCTCCGCCCAGCGCAGCGTCGCGGTGCTGCCGTTGAGGGCACAGGTGAGGCCCGTCACGTCGGAGGGTGGCGCGGCCTTGCCCACGACGGTGTAGCTGGCCGAGGCGTAGGTGGTGACGAGGCCGTTGAGGACGGCGGCCACCTGCACGGTGTACGCGCCCGGCAGGCAGTCCAGCAGCTCCCAGTAGTGCGTCTGCACCGGCGTCTCCGACGTCCAGTTGCCGCCCTCACGCTGCCAGCGCACCCGGTACTCGGTGGCGGTGGCCACCTGCGTCCACCGGGCCGTCACCATGACTTTCACGCCGCCATTCGTCGTCTTGTACAGCGACTCGCCCACCGCCAGGCCTGCGGGTGGCGCCGACGAAGGCAGCACGGACGTGGGCAGCGGCTGCAGCTTCACCCCGTACTCCACCTCCGCGTACTTCCCCGGCTCGTGGCGCAGGGCGGTGATTTCGTAGAGGTGCGGCTCCACCTCGGCCACGTTGAGGATGCGCCAGAGGGTGGGCGTCAAGTCGGACGCGGCCAGCACCCAGACGGCCTGGGGCTGTGGCGCGGCCGAGAAGGGCGGCGCCACGGTGAGGGCGCGGTAGGGCGCCGGCGCGAGCGCGGCCAGCGGGCGCTCCTCCACGGTGCCGTCCGGCAGCACCACGGAGAGGGCGTACGTCTTCCCCGCTTCCAGGGTGACGTCCGCGTCGAGTTCCACCTGGCTGGGGGTGGCGGCCACCACGCGACCGCCCCACCGACGTCCGGCCCGGTACGGGTCCTGAAGCTTCACGATGGCGCCGGGGTTGCGCATGGCGCCCTCGAAGCCGGTGCGGAACGTCACCGTCTCCGTCTCCAGCCTCTCGGTGAGGAGCAACCACCGGCCCACGCGCTGCGCCTGGCCCCGGGAGGTGCAGCCGAGCGCCACCACCTCGGTGGGGTTGTAGCTGTAGGTGGCGAGGCCCTCCTCGTCGGTGACGTACTCCTGCGCCGCCTTGAAGTGGTTGTCCGGGTCATTCCACGTCACCAGCGCGACGGTGTGCCGCGCGCGCTTCCCGCTGGAGGCGTACGTGAAGAGGCCGTCCACCACGTTGGCCGGCGTGAAGAGGTACTCGGCGTCGCGCGGCGCGTCCTGGGCGACGAAGACAGCGCCGGAGGCCCAGTACGTCATGCCTCTGAAAACGGACGCGAGGTTGTTGATGACCTTGTACGCGTCCTCCTGCGTCTGGAGGTAGAGGTTGCAGCGGAAGCGCGGCTCCATGCCGCCCTTCCCGTCCGGCACCAGCTCGTCGCAGTACTTCGCCACCGTGTAGAGGCCCCATTTGTCCACCGCGGCCTCGTTGAGGTAGCGGCCCAGGCCGTAGCGCTTCGTCGTGAGGAGGTCGTAGAAACACCAGGCAGGGTTGTCCGTCCAGGCAACCTTCCACGTGCCGTCCCAGGTGCCCGCGTACGTCCGGGCCACGGGGCTGTAGTTGCTGGGCACGCGCACCCGCAGCCCGCGGATGCGGTAGCTGCGCGTGGGGATGCTGGAGAACTGGCTGGCCGCCACCTGCAGCGCGCACAGCGCGGTGTTGGGAAAGCTGAGCTTCTCGTCCAGCAGCGTCGCGTAGGACTTCCAGAGGACCTTGTTCTGCGTCGTCACGCTGTCCGCATCCTCGCTGACGCGCGTGACGCGGATGTCCCAGGGTGGCGAGCCCGTCAGCTCCACGCGGAAGGTGCGCTCGTAGGGGCTGGTGCACTTCCCCCGGAAGAGCTCTGCGTCCTGGAAGGACTGCACCACGTACCCGCCCCCATTGCTCTGCACCGCGATGGAGACGAGGACGCGGGTGGGCTTCAAGTCGCCCGTCGTGGGGTCCTGGTAGGTGAGCTGGGGTACCTGGAGGGTGACGCGCACGGCGTCCACCTCCGGGTCAGAGACTGTGCGCACCACCGGCGCGGCGTGCTTCACCTCCACGCCCACGGAGTACTCAGCCTCGCCGGAGGGGACGCCGGGGATGTACTCCTGCGACTGCGTGCCCTTCACGTCGTACACGGTGACGCCCGTGAAGTTGAAGGTGCCATCGGGATTCTGGATGGCGACGCCGTCCAGGTAGACGGACTTCAGCCCGTCCACGAGGCCCTGAATCTCCCCCTCGCACAGCAAGTCCAACACGCGCGCCTTGGAGCTGGACTTCAACGTGTTGGGAGACTCGACGGGGGTGCGCTGAGCGCCGCCCTCTCCTTTTCCTCCGCTGCTTCCGCCCATGTCAGTCCACCACCGTCGGGTCCGCCTTCTTCACGTTGTGGCTGAGGAGGCCGTCGGAGACGTAGGTGTGCGCGCCCGCCACGGTGAGGCGCACCACCGGCCCGCGCTCGCCGCGCGTCACCTGGCGCACCACGCCCGGCCGCGCGCCCACCAGCCGCGCGCCGGCCGCGAGGTGGCGCAGCTCCACCCAGGCGTCTTCCGTCCGCACGCGGTGGTTGCCGGTGGCCTCCAGGCGCCTGCCGTCCTCCAGCTCCAGCAGCCACCGCACGCCCTCGGCGGACTCCGCGGCGGTAACGGGGAAGTCGCCCCACTCCAGCGTCTCCTCGTCCTGGGTGCGCACCAGCATGCCCACCTGGACTTCGCCTGCGGGCACCTCGCGCCCGTCCGCCAGGAGAATCGGCACCCACGGCGCGGGGCACGTGCCGCCGCCCGCTGGGGTTCCGCCTGGCCCCGTCTGCCCGCTGCCACCGCTGCCCCCGAAGCCGCCGTCGGACCACTCGGTGACGATTCCGGCGGAGACGACGCAGCTGCCCACCTCCATCTCCCCGTAGCAGATGGGCACCGGGTGGCCCTGGGCGAGCGTGTTGACGGGGCCGTTGAAGACGTAGCTGGGCTTGTTGGCGTCGGCCTCGTCCGGCCCGGTGGCGGTGGGCGGGGCAAAGAGGAGCTGCGAGACGCCGCCCACCACCAGGGAGATGCCCGCGGTGATGAGGGGCACGCCCGCGCCATACCCGTAGACGGTGAGGACGGCGCCGGCGGCGATGAGCACCGCACCCGCCACCACCTGGAACCAGCCAGACTTCGCACCGGCCAGCGCGGGCATGACGGTGAGCACGCGCGCACCGGTGGGCATGCCCAGGTCGCCCTCCCGCACGTCTCGCTTGCCCGCGAAGACGTGGTAGCCGGGCTCGCTGTTCTCCGCGAGGTAGCGCCGGAAGCCGTCACAGACGGCCGAGAGGGCCCGCACGGCCTCCGCAGGCGAGGGCACGGAGAGGTCCAGCTTCCAGACGCGGCCGAAGCGCCTCCCCAGGGGCCCGCCCAGGACGATGGTCGTCAGCATCGGGAGGCGTGCCTCACGACGCGCTGGGTAATGCGCGCCCAGAAGCCGGAGTACGTCTCCCGGCCGGAGAGGCGCCCCATGACGTGGTGCAGGAGGACGTCCCCGCCCAGGTACACGCCCGCGTGGTTGGGCACCGGGGCGCGCAGCTGCATGAGGAGGACGTCGTGCTCGCGCAGGGGCTGCCCCGTCACGTCCACGAAGCCCGCGCGGCCGAAGCCCTCCAGGTAGAGGTTGCCGCCCTTCGCCCACCAGTCGTCCGGCCTCTCGAAGTCGGGCAGCGCTAGGCCCAGGCGCTCCCGGTAGTAGTCCTGGATGAGGGAGTAGCAGTCCAGGACGCCGTGACTGAAGGTGCGGCCCACCAGCGGCGGCCGGTAGCCGTCCGGGTAACAGAGGCGCCAGTGCCCCACGGGCACGTTGAGGATGAGCCAGGGCAGGCCCCAGCGCTCCATCATCACCCGATCCGCCTCGCTCGGCTCCGGCGCGGCGTTGGGGTGGGAGTGCACCACCGCCACCACCTCGCCCTCCCCTTCCGCCTGGGCGTAGTCCTCCGGGGAGAGGACGAAGTGCGCCTGGCCGGCGGCGAGGTTCCGGCAGGGGCGGTACCGCTGGGAGCCGTCCACCAGCACCACGAGGCCGCAGGACTCGCGGGGGTAGTCTGCCTGGGCGTGGGCGAGCGCGGCGCCCAGGACGTCATCGGCCAGCGTCAGCCGGCAAGGGTCGACCATGCCGACATGGTCGCGGTGGGCGTGGACAACATCCACGCGCTACCCGTTACGGAACTTGACGGGCCCAACTCACCCCGTAAGGCTCCCAAACCAACTCGCGCACATAGACCCGGCGATCACGTGGACACACTTTACGCACTCCTCATTGCACTAGGCGGAGGAACAACGTTTGTATCCATTTTCTCCAATGGAACGCAGCGCGCAATCGAACGCTTTCTCCAAGGCCATTTCGACAAGAATCTTGAACACTACAAGGCCGAACTGAACATTAAATCAGCAAGCTACATAGAAACCCTCAAATCAAACCTCCAGCGAGAGTCCAACACCGCCGTCGAGCACGCCAAGGCGCAGCTCGCAACACAAAACGAACAACTCCGGCACGAACTCAACAAGCAAATCATCCGAGCCCAGCTAGCCACGAACAGCATCCACACAGAACTTCTGGATGTCGCGAGGCTAACTCGCATAGCCCAGGGAAGATATCTCGGCCTATCCGGGATCATCTCCGAACAAACATACGAAGGCTACAGTCGTTCCGACATCCGCCGATTACTCAAAGACGCAAAGACACCGCAGCTTGAAGCAAGAGAGATCGTCCGACTATTTCCAGAAAACCTAAATGAAGGCGCCAAACGAATTCACGAAATCCTTAGACGCAAGCGCATTTCCGACGCCACCAAAGCCTGCGACGACGCAAGAAACAAGATCGTAATAAACAGAATGCTCCTCAGCCACGGCCTCTACAAACAGGCAATGGGCGTCGTAAACAAGATCCAGAACGCCATCACAGACATCGAATATCGCATCGCCGAACACATCGGCTCACACGAAATCACCAAGCGACTAGACATTCCAAACAAGATCGATGCGGAGATCGAAGCCCTTGAAGATGCAATGAGCCGGAGAATACTACCCTCCGAACTCGACCAAGCAGACCTGCCGTCCGCACCAATCCAAAACACTCAGAACAAATCTACTAGCGAATAAGCCCCACTGCCGGGAACCCTCCGTACGCAAGGACGCTCTTCTCCCCGAAGCGCAGCTTGCAACTCGCGAGTCGCTTCCCGCAGCGGTCCTCGGTGGCGCTGGACGTGGCCGTGTCGTCCAGCTTCGCTACCGGGGGCCCTGCGTAGCCGCATCCCTCACCGCGGTACTCCCAGGGGCACATCTGCGTGATGATGCGCAGGGGGATGCGCACGCCGTCCAGGTCGCACTTCGCGGCCAGGCTGAACTCGATGACGTGCTTGTTCTCCACCGTCTTCTGGTCCACCACGAACTCGTCGTCCGGGAAGGCGTCCAGCGGCGAGGCGGTGGGGTTGACGCCCCCGGGAAAGTTCACCGCGTCCAAGTAGCGGGCGAAGGTGCGCTTCCGGAGAACGCGCGCGCCCAGCAGATCGTTCAGGTCCCGCGCCATGGCGCCGATGGTGCCGGCGACGTTGGCGAGCGTCAGCGTGGGCCGGGGCAGCCGGCCCATGCCCGACTTGTCGAAGCCCTTCACCTGGATGGCCCAGGGCTCGTAGGCCATGCCCTGCCAGACGACGGGCCCGCGAAGGCCGTTGGTACCCGCGTGGAAGTGGCTGACGCCCCCGCCAGGCAGGTTGGTGGCGTCCAGGACGAAGAGCTCCACGAGGGCCCCCGCGTCCATCCTCTGGATGTCGCTGGCGATGCTCACCCTGCCTCCTCCTGAAACGTCGCGCTGAAGTCGTAGGCGTTGAAGCCCTTCGCGGTCCGGTGCCACTCCTCGCACACGACGTGCGCCACCAGCTCGCCCGCCCCGATGAAGGTGAGCGCAGCACCGGCGGCCGGCGCTGCGGCGAAGGTGACCAGCCCCGTGGCGGAGAGCACGTAAGCGGTACCCGCCACCTGGGCGACGCCCGCGACGTAGACTATGGGCGGCGCCGTCCAGCCCGTGGCGGGCACCAGCAGCTCCGGCACCTCCAGGGAAAGCCGTCGCTGGAGCAGCCACTGCGTCCGGGCCCCGTCCCCTACCCCGAACGGCTGCGCGGCGACGGCCCAGGCCGTGTCCGGGGTGACGAACTCGAAGGACTCGACGCCCGCGCGAGCGCGCAAGAAGGACTCCAGGCCGTCCGCGTCCACCTTCGTGAGGTTGGAGAACTGGAGGGCCCAGCGACGCAGGACGGGGTTGATGCCGTCCCCGGAGCGCTGGGTGTAGCCCTCGCCGAACTGTGCCTTGCGAACCCGGGGCACCGAGTCCGCCTGGGCGCCGTAGTCTGGGGTGAAGGGAAAACGCTCCACGGCCTACCGCCCCCTGCCGAGAATCAGCTTGCGCATGCTGGCCATCTTCGGATGGGGCGTGGACGGCGGCCCCCGGAGAGGCACCGGCCCGTCTCAACCCGCCTACGACAGGACAATACCGAGCATTGTACCAATTACTGTTCCGTAAACGCTCCACACCTGTAGAACATCAGCGCCGAGAGAGAGGGTCTCGCGGAGTCCCAAAAGCATCGGCTTGATGATGCTCTTTGAAAGGCGACGTTCCTCCGGCAGAGCACACTGCTCGGCGACAAAAGCAAGCTGCTCCTTCGCTTCCGCCTTGTTGGCTTCAGGCATATCGCGACTCTTACCGATCGCTTCTGCGAGCGCCTTGAGTGCATTGCCCAGTTCCTCGCTATGCTGCTGGGATGTCGAAATAAATGTCTTCAGCCGCTGTTCGACCTGCGCTCCCCCAGTTGCAGTCGTAACAGTCGCACCTGGCGAACTGTCTGCCGTAGCCATACTGGCGTTATCACCCTGAATAAGCGAACCATAATTGTTAATTGTCATTGTTTCGGCAGCCTTTCTTTCTTCCCGCGTGAACGTCATTCCCTCACCAAGAACACCACGTGACTCCAAATCAAGCGACCAGTGCAAAATCTCATTTCGCACGGCATCCAAAATTCCTGCCAAGCTACTGCGATTCACCACCCTAATTGGCGGCATCATTTCATATCGTTCATCGCTCCTAAGGAGAGCATCCATCTCCTTTGGAGAGAGCTCAATGGTAAGCCGATCGCTTTCAGTACCCGATAGGAGATGAACAATCTGACCGACTGGCTGTCGGTTGGGCACTGACGAGAAGTGGCGACTTGCCGCACCATCCTTAAGGAAGTGTATCGGTATCAAGCCATTATAAGGATTTCTTGCCATGAGCTGCGTCGAGATGTTCCGATACTTCGGAACACTGACTCCTGGCTGGTATCCATTGGCTTCGCAGTCAACCCACCTCTTAAAATCATCAAGCTTTAACTTTACCGCAACGACTTTTGAGCGTCGCAACAACTCGGACAAGTCCGTTGCGTTCGATTGAGCCAACGACTGAAGTTCCAAAACAAGGCTTGTCTGCGCCATTGCTCCCCACCAATTGAAAAAGGCCGCAGCTCCCCTGCTGCGAACATTTCAGTGTTAACTGGCGAAGTTGAGCATACTCAATCATGCCTTGCTGCCTACATCAACATATGTAGGAAAGACATGGTCGCCAGCGACCCGTGGGTTTGAGTCTCACTGCTCCGCACAGGTCTGTGTGTGCATCCCCTTTGGCGCCATCTCGCCACGCGGATAGGGGCCCTCTCCATGGAGGACTACGAGCCGCAGGCGCTAGCCAAGTTGGAACTGGAGCGCGGCGAGAAGCTGAAGGTGGCGCGGCTGTACGCGCGGCGGGCCACGCGGGTGCCGGATGCACGGGCGGGCGTGAGATGCTCTTCCGCGTGCTGCTGCTGACCGTGGGCACCAGCCGCGAGGAGGCCTTCCTCGCCGAAGCGCTGGAGCGCGACGCGACGTTCGCGCTCGCGCGCGTCCGCCGGAGCAAACCTCGGCTTCTCACGGATGCTCGCGCCGCGCTGGAGGGCTTCGAGGCGGTGCTGTCGCTGCCGCCCGCGGACGTGGATGCCCCGCGCGAGGCAGAGCGCGTGGCCCTCACGCGCAAGGCCGCCACCGCCGCCGTGCTCGCGAATCGCACGGACGCGGCCCGGCGCCTGCTCGCGGAGTCCTGCGCGCGCACGCCGGAGGATCTGGACACGCGGCTGGATCTGGCCGCGCCGCACCGTAAGGCCGGCGCCCACGAGGCCCTGGCAGATCTACTGGTGGATCTGTGACCGCGCCTCGGAGACGCACACTGCCCGCCCTGAGAATCCTGCCGGGCGGGCGGCGGCGCTACCTCTAGAAGAACGGCGCGAGCAGGCCGAGCACCGCAGGCAAGAGCAACAACAGGTGGATAACCGCGTAGAGGAGAGAGAGCCACGCGGTGGTGCGGAGGATGGACGACGTCTTGACGCGCTTCGTGATGTGGTTGTGCATGCCAACCACGTAACGAATTGATCTAAAAATTTGACGGACTGTCCGTTCTCCCCATACCCCTGGTCGGTGTCTCGACCAGGGACGGAGGTACGCCCCTCCCCTCTTCTCCTACCTCCCCCGAACGAACGTGTACGTCATCCCGCCCGGGGCCATCTCCTCGCGCATCACCTTGCGCACAGCATCCGCGAGGCGTCGGCCCAGGCGCTCCGCCTCCGCGCGTCCACCCTCCCCTGACGCGCTCACCTGGGAGGAGCCGTCCGAACTGATGGTGATGGAGATGGACTGGTGGACGTCCCCTCCCCCAAGCGCCTCGTTGGGGACGATGCGGCCGGAGCTGGAGGGGATGAAGAGCTCCGGCCCGAGTTCGCCCACCAGGTGCGCCTGGGCCGCACGGACGGGCCCACCAGCCGCGTGCGCGCCGCCCAGCATGAAGCCGTAGGTGCTGCTCATGTCCGCGCCGCCGACCAACGTGGGCGCCCCCCCGCTGGACGAGCCCACGCCGCTGAGGGCGTCCATGCCCAGGTTGACGAGGGCCATGAAGGCCTTCTGCGCCGCGAGCCGCGCCAGGTCCTTCAGGATGCCGTCCACCAGGGCGGAGAACTCCAGCCGGCCCGTGGTGACGAAGTTCGCGAAGGCGTCGGCCATGTGCTGGGTGGCCGTGCCGACGATCTCCTTCGTGTAGGAGAAGCCGCCGTGGAGCTGGTCCTGGAGTCGCTCCACCTCCTGCCGGTACTGCTCCGCGGTGATGCGCCCGTCGGCGAAGAGCTGCTTCACCATCTCCAGGCGCTTCTGCAGCTCCGCCGTGGGGTTGATCTGCTTGGCGAGCTGGTCCATCTCCGTCTTCAGCGCTGCCTCGGCCTTGCCCTCCGGCGTCCACATCGCCCGGGCCTTCTTCATCGCGGCTTCGAACTCTGCGGCCTTGAGGCGCCCGGCCTCGAGTTCCTCGCGGAGGACCTTCTGGGCCTGGCTGTACTTTTCGGTGTCCTGGTTGCCCAGCTCGCGGTTGAGGCTCTGGAGCACGCGCGTCCGCTCCTCCTCTGCCTTCTTCACCCGCTCCGTCTCCTCCTTCTGCTTTCGGAGGGCTTCCAGCTGGGCGATGGCCGCGTCCGCTCGCGCGATCATCTTCGGGTCCTTCAGCGAGCGGTACTCGTCGGAGAGCTCCTTCGCCTCGTCCTTCGTCTTGCCGAGGGTGCGCGCCTCCTCCTCCAGGTTCATCAGCCACTGCTCCTGGCGCTTGAGCAGCTTCTCGCGGGCCTTCTCTTCCTGCTCGGCCTCCTTGAGCGAGGCCTTCGTGTTGGCGGTGCTCTCCTTCGCAGCGGCCGCGCTCACTTTCGCGTCTTCCGCTCGTGCTGTCCGCACCCGCTGGAGGCTCTTCTCGATGTCAGCCGCGCGCTGCTGCTGGATGGCAAGATCCTTTTCCAAGGGAAGGAGGCGCTCCTCGATGTCTTTGGTGTAGGTCGGGTCCGCGCGAATCTTTGAAAACGGCACATCGCGCCCTGCATTCACTCCCTTTCCTTCCTCCATGACGTGCCTGATCACAATCTGTCGCTTCACACCCTTGATGGGGTCATTGATCTCCTTTTCGAGTCGGTCAATTTCAGCCAGGGCCGCCACCAAGTCCTCTTGGGAGAGGCTCTCGTAGACCCTGACGATATCCTCAGCCGAGTTGCCGACGTTTTTCAGGGCGTCCTGATACCTGCCCCCCAATGACGCCATCTCCGTGCGAGCGATGGTGGCAGCCTTCTGCGCCTGCTCGTAGTCCTTGAGTGCCTTCGTCTCGCGGATGAGGTTCTCCGCGATTTGACTGCCACGTGTGGCGTTGGCTCCGCTCTCCTGGGCGAACTGCCGCGTCTTCTCCTTCGCGTCCTCGGCGGCTTTGCCGTACTCGTGCCAGAGGGCAACAGCCGTGGTGAGGGCGCCGGTGATGATGCCGATGGGGCCACCCATGAACTCCAGCGCCGTCTTCCCCGCGCGCGCCGCCAGGGACGCGCCCTCGATGGCTGACGCCTCCCTCACCTTCGCCAGCGCCAGTTCCGTGGAAGCCAGCGTGGCACGCTTCGTCGCCGACATGAGGCTGCCTTCCACGGCCGCCGAAGCCTGGAGCGCCGCGAGCTTCTTCTCCAGCATCGCCTGCGCCGAGCGGAGCGCGGCGATGCGGCTCTCGTCAGCGGCCCGGGCGTACTTCGCCTCGGCGAGCGCGGCGCTCGCGGCGGACTCGCGCGCCTGGGTGAGCGCGGTGGACTTCGCCACCAGCCCCTTCACCCACTCCTGGGCCCATGCGGCCCCGCGCATGGCCGCCACCACCACCAGCGACTCTCCGAAGAGCTTCACCGCGTAGGTGGCCGTCTCGAAGTTCTCCGTCAGCGCCCGGACACCCGGCTCCGTCGCGGAGAGGATGTCGCCGCCCACCTCGCCCTGGAGCTCCGAGAAGCGCGCGCGGAGCTGGTCCAGGGCGAATTGGGGCGTGCTCGCCATCTTGTTGAAGGCGGCTTCCGTACGTCCGGCGGAGTCCTGCATGTGCTTCAGGGAGGCCGCGAAGTCCGCGGAGGCGGTGCCGGTGAGAGTCATCACCGGCAGCAGCGCCTCCACGCCTCCGAAGAGCATGGCCATCTCCTCGGTGCTGCCACGCGTCTTCTCGTTCACGTCCTGGAGGAACCCGGCGAGCCCCTTGGCCTTCAGTGCGGTGACAGAGAACTCCAGGCCCAGCGCGTCCGCGAGCTTCGCTGCTTCGTGGGACGGCTTCGCGGTGGCGGCGATGATGGCGCGCAGGCCCTCCATGGCCGTGGACGTCTGGATGTTGTTCTTCGTGAGGGCGCCCGTGGCCGCGAGCAACTCCGCGAGACTGACGCCCGTCTGGGAAGCCACCGGCGCCACGCGGCCGATGAAGCGCGCCAACTCCTCGATGCTCGTCTTCCCATCCGCGGCGCTCACGAACATCATGTCCGCTGCCTGGGTGACGTTGCGCAGCTGGCTCCCGTAGCTAGCCATGACGCCTGTCAGGCCGTCCGCCGCCGTCCTCACGTCCGTCACGCCGCCGATGGCCAGCTTGTTGGACACGGTGAGAAGCTCCGTGGCCTTCGCTGCGTCGCTCGCGCCCGCGCTGAGGATTTCGTAGAGGGCTCCGGCCTGGTCCGTGGGCGTCCTGCCGAACTGGTTCCCCAACTCCTTCACCTTCGCGGTAAGGGAGTCCATCATCCCAAGCTGATCCTCCTCCAGCACGGTGGACACCTGGGCCATGGCCGTCGAGAAGCGCAACGCCTCCTCGGTGGCCCCCTTGATGGCAGCCCCTGCCGCGGCGACACCGACGAACTGGCCCACCAGCCGCTTCATCCCGTCCGCAAACTTGCTCACTGGGGGCTCGGCCTTCGCGGCCTCCTCCTTCGCCTTGCGGAGGGCGTCCGCCACCCCCTCCTTCTGCTTCCCCATCTCGTCGAAGCGCTTGTTGAGGGACTCCACGTGCGTCAGGAAGCGCGACAGAGCGGAGGTGTCCGCAAGCGTCGCCTGGAGCTTCCCGGCCGCGCCCCCCAGGGACATGAGCTGAGCCTCCAGCGCCCCCGTCGCGGTCGCCGTCGCGGTGAAGGCCGTCTGAATCTTCGCGGCGGACTGCTCCAGCACCGAGAGGTGCGAGGAGGCTGCCCGGATGTCGGCCAGCGCCTTCGACGTGTTGCCCAGGCCCCGCGTCGCGCGGGCGAAGGCCTTGGTGAGGGCCTCGGTGGCGTTCTCCAGCCCAGTTGTCTTCCGCTCCGTCTTCTCGGCGGCCTCCTCCAGCCCCCCCAGGGACGTGACGGCCTCCTTCGCTTCGGAGGTGTCGATGCGGAGGCTCAGCTCAGCAAGGTCAAAACCGCCAGACATGATGGTCCTCGGTTGCTGCAAGGGAGGTTGGGAAAGGAAGGGTCACGTAGACCCCTGGTGGATGTAGCCAGTGGCGATGATCGGCGGCTTGTGGTCGGCTTCTGACCATGCGCGCACACCTCGTCCTCTTGAGTCTGCTGATCCTCTCTGCCTGCGACCGGCGAGAGAAGGAGATGGAGCAGGCGCGAATCACATACATCCAGAAGATGAACGAGAAGGAAGGCAACGGCGAAGAATACTGGGAGGCGACTGGCGAACGGCATTCCACTTGGTTGTTGGTTCGCAACTACGGAGCGACGCCGGCGGAGCAGATCCGCGAGGACATGCGGAAGCGATTACAGGGGTTGGATGCAGGAAAAGAGGAGCTTGAGCGCGAGGGCTTCACCCAAATCGGACTTCGGGACCGGGACACAGGCCTCACCATGACCAAGCCCGTTGCAGAACTACGGGGCATGGCCGCTGCCTTCGTGGATGAGGCCGATGACAAACCCACACCTCCTGTCCCACCTTGGGCCCCCAAGGCGCCCGCGTTGTACAAGGATGCGAAGCAGGCCTACTGTCCCACGAAAGGGACACACTCCTGCTGTTCATACATCAGCAAAGAATGCATTTTCGTCCTATGCCGAAGCGACGATTATCGTGAGTGGAAGGAACTCGTAGACAAGTGCAATTGATTGCGCACGACATTGAGCACCGTCACTGCTTCTTCGAGATTTCGACCAGGAAGACTTCGTCCAGCCGGCGGAGCAGCTGCACCTCGAAGGGCGTGGGCCGGTTGCCGGAGAGGCGCCCCCAGGCCTCCATGTCCGGGAAGGAGATGGGGTTGATGGTGAAGGCGCCGGCGCCGCGGGCGTTGGACAACTCCGCGAACCACCCCCACACGTGGGCGAGGGATTCAGGCAACGGGGGCGCCTCCAGCAACTCCGGCGGAGGCTTCCCGGTGGCGCGCTCCACCTGCTCCAGGTGGGCACGGACGGAGACGCCCTCCGCGTCGGTGCGGCTCAGGCGGAATTCGTGGCGGGCGAAGTCGAGGAGTCGCTCGGCTTCTCCTCGAAAAAACTCGCGCGGTCCCCCACTGCCTCGTCCACCTGGCGGCGCAGCCACGGGTGGGCGGTGAAGAGGCGCCGGGCGTTGTCGGGCGTGAGGGGCACCTGCGCCACGCCCTCCAGGACGCCCGTCCAGGAGACGGTGCAGGCCACCAGCAGTTCCAGCGCGTCGGCCTCCATGTCCCGGGGCGTCTCCTGCCGGGCACGGCGGCCGGCGCGCGGCGCCGTGGCGGTGGCCTTGTCGATGAGGGCCCGCGTGGCGTCGCGGTAGCGCGGCGAGTCCGCACTGGCCACCTCCACCTGCATACCAGTGGGCTTGCCGGTGACGGGGTGGAGGATGTCCACGGTGAGGGTGTCGTGGCGGATGAGGCTGGAGAGGTCAAAGCCGGAGGGGGCGGAGGCAGTGCTCATGCGGGACTCCTGGTGGTGAGGGGTGGAAGGGGCGCGGACGCGGGCTGCTACGCGTTGCTGCGCTGGTAGAGGATGGAGGCGCCGGACACCGGGTCGAGCAGCGCCGTGAAGGGCATGGACACCTGGACGGGGCCCTCCTTCGGATTGTCGAGCTCGCTGCCCGTGTACTTGAGGCGGGGAATCCGGAGGGTGTGGAAGTCCGTCCCGTTGACGTCCTGCAGCACCACCTCCAGCGAGGACTCGGCCTCGTCCAAAAACTTCGCCAGCAGCTCCTGTCCCATGAAGTACGCGCTGAGGGTGCCGGACACGCCGAAGCCTCCCTCGTGAATCTCCGTGGCGGAGCGCTGGCCGATGACGCCCTTCGTGGAGCGTCCGTTGGTGATGTCCAGGTCCAGGGACGTGACGTTGGCCACCAGCTGCCCGCCCTCGCGCAGGCTGCCGGTGAAGGCGTCGAAGGGGCTGTTGGTGCCCGGGGGCATGACGGTGGCCGCGTGCGACGCCGTGGCCATCTGCATGTCCTTGCCCAGCAGGGTGAAGGTGCCGGTGATGATCTCCTCCGGCTTGATGGAGAGCTTCAGGCTGTCCACCGCGCAGCCGCGGTAGAGGGCGTACTGGTTGATGTCCGTGAAGGCGCGCTCGAAGCTGAACGTCTTCAGCACTGTGCCGGACTTCAGCCGGCGGCCCACCATCGCCACGGTGCGGCCGGCGGCGGCCACGTCGTCCTCCAACTCCAGGTCCACGGTGAGGGCCAGGGCGGTGACGGCCTCGACGCGGGCGCGGCCGTTGTTGCCGCCTTCCGCGAAGCCGGACACCAGCACCTTGTCCCCGGGCAGGAAGCCATCCGTGAGGAAGCTGCCGGCGGTGCGCACCAGGGTGCCCGTGGCCGCGTCCGCCGCGAGGGAGGCGCTGCCGGTGGTGGCCGTGGCCCAGGTGCCGCTGAGGGCGGCCTCCAGCAAGTCATCGAAGGTTCCCAGGGAGAGCTCGAAGCCGATGTCCCCGCCGACGCTCACCATGCCGTGACGCAAGTCGGAAAGGTGCCGGTCCGCCCGAATCTCGTTGGACTGGTAGTTGGCCTTCGAGAGGTTGAGGCCGGTGCTGGTGAAGCGCAGGGCCTTGTAGGCGGTGCTGGCCGCGACGCCGAAGCTGGCCTCGGAGGTGAAGCGAAGCGCGGTGCGCTGGCCGGAAGCGGAAGGCATGGGTTTCTCCTGTCGCGCGAGGCGACGGTGCTACGCGTGGACGAGCCAGAAGACGGAAACGGGACGCATCCACCAGGGCTCCTCACGGAGGCCTGGCCCGGCGGAAGCGGACTGGATGCGGACGACGGTGGCGCCCGCCTGCAGCGAGGTGCCGCGCGCGAAGCCGTCGCACACGGCCTGGGCTGCGGTGTTGGCGGGCCCGGCGCCCTCGCCGAGGGGGAAGAAGAGGGACACCTGGAAGACGCCAGGGTGGCGCGTCTGCGCGTCCTGGCCCAGCCCGGCGGCGGCCGTGCGCGCGGGCAGGTGGTCCACCCGCGCCCAGGGCGTGCCCTCCTTCGGGGCGTAGACGACGTTGGGGTAGGCGATGTTGTCCGCCCCCACCACGGGGGCCAGCACCACCGCGGCGTGCGCCTCCAGCGCCCGGGGGATGTCCAGGAGGACGGTGCTCACTTCGCCGCCTCCTCGAGGATTTCATTCACCTGAGCGAGGGTGGTGCGCACCATCCCCTTCGGGGCCTGCCGACTCCAGCCGAACTCCAGCCGACGAGCGTACGGCAGGTTATTGGTGATGAAGACGGTGTCGCCCAGCTCCACCCCCTCCAGCTTCGCGCCCTCGCGGGAGACGGCGGCGCTGCCGTCCTTGTCCTCCGCGTCCACGGTGCCGGCGGGCCTGTCGCCCAGCCCCACCTGCCAGTTGCCCCGGAAGCGGCCGGTGTCCACCGGGGAGGCGGTGACGACGTTGGCCAGGATGCCCAGCGCCGTCTTGCGCACCACCTCATTGGCGCGCGCCTCGGTGGCCTTCACGAAGGCCTGCACCTGCTTGGAGAAGCGGGCCCCCTTGCGGATGCGCCTGTCCACCTTCGTCATGCGGACACCCGGAGGTTGAAGAGGATGGGGGTGCCGCCCAGCTGCGTCGGCGGGTCGGTCCGCAGCACGCGCCAGGTGCGCCCCTCCAGGGGGCCCACGGTGTCGCCCGGCGCCGGCACCACCGGCAGCCCGCCGGCCGCGACGAGCACCTTCCGCCGGTCCGCGCGGGTGGTGCCGCCGTCGGCGAGGCTGTCCCCTTCCCTGTCCTGGCCGCTGTCCGCCTGCACCAGCACCTGGACGGGGTACGTCGCCGTGGAGGCCACCACCTTCGACGTGGCCACGTCGTAGGTGCCCGGCCCGGGCCGCGTGAGGGTGGCCTGCTGGCCGAAGCGCTTCACCAGCTCCAGCGCCTTCTTCGCCAACCTGTCGGCCTGGGCGCTCATCCGCGCACCGTGGTGTGGACACGGATGCCGCTGGCGCTGCCCTGGACGAGGGGCCCCAGCAGCGCCAACACCTGGGAGGGGATGGGCCGGTGCGTCTCCTTCGACGTCTTCAGGGGGCCCACCTGCACGCCCTCGTCCACCACGGGCCCGAGGCCGGCCGTCCAGTCCTCGCCCAGCAGCCGGAAGGCGAACTCCGCCACCGCGGACTTCACCCGCCGGGGGACAGCGTCAGCCGCCAGCGGACACCCGTCCAGCACGACGCCCCGGCGCGGCCAGGCCAGGGCCTGCTCCGCGTCAGCGCGCGCGCCCAGCCACTCGCAGCGGGCGTCCAGGACAGACGTCGCCCACTTCAGGTGCCGCTCCTTCGCCTCGGTGTCGGCGGCGGCCCAGGCGTCATTGTGGCCGCGCGCCGCGTGGTAGGCATCCGCCTCCGCGACGTTGCAGTAGGAGTCGGCGAGCGGGCCGCCGGGGGTGGTGTCGAGGGCCATGGGGGTGTCCTCCGCGGGTGAGGGCGCGGACTACTTCGCCGCCTTGCCGGGCTTGGGCGGCTTCTCCTGGGACTCGGTGGCGGGCGCGGCGGACGCCTCGGGGGCCGGCGTGCTGCCGGACTTCGCCCCCTCCGCGCGCGCCAGCCGGGCTGCGAGTTCCTCACGCTCGCGGCGCGACGCTTCCAGCTCCGCCTTGAGGTCCTCCACCGCCTCCCGGGCGCGAGCCACCTCCTTCGTGCTGGACGCCTCGCCCGCGGAGTCGCCCTTCCACTGGCGCTCCTCCCACTTCGCCTGGGCGGCCTCGAAGTCCCGCGACTCGCGCGGGTACGCCGAGTGGTACGTCGCCAGGATGTCCAGCGCCGACTGCGCGTCCGCGGGCACCCGCGCCACGCCGCCCACGAATTCGAAGCCCGCGAGGACACACGACGTCCCCGCCCTCGGGCCCACCAGCTCCACTTCCACGACACGAGCAGCCACGGAGTACTCCTAGGGAATGCGGCCAGCGCACGCCGGCCGAGAGGTTGAGAGGTGCTGCGCCGGGCACGCTGGGCCAGGAGGACGCATGCGGCGCCTCGTCCGGCCCGTGCCCACCGCTGCTAGTTGGTGACGCCCTTCGCCACGGCGAGCGCGAGGTCGCTGTAGCAGGCGAGGCCGCAGTAGAACTTCACGCGAGTGATGGACTCGTCCTTCGTCTCGGACTCGCCAATCTTCACCACCTGGATGCCCATGGCCTTCTTGGCGTGCAGGCCGGCGATGCCCACCCGGCGGCTGCCGTCATCCAGGCAGCCGGCGAGGATGCTGGTGGACGTCGTGCTGCTGCCCTGCGTCTGGTTGGTGGGAAGCCAGTCGTTGCGGAAGATGGGGACATTCTCGTACTTCAGCACTTCCTCACCGCTCGGCAGCGTCAGCGTCTCGATGATGCCGGCGCCGGGCTGGGCGCGCAGCAGCGCCTTCAGCGAGCGGATGGTGCGCGCGTGCATCATCATGAAGTCCACCTGGCCGTCCTTCGCCTTCACCGCGTCCAGCAGTTCGTCCAGCAGGTCGAAGGAGACAGGCGCGCCGTTGGCGCCCGCCGTCAGCGTCTGGCCGGCGCTGGCGAGGCCCAGGAGGCCGATGAACTCGTCGTTGGCGCCCGTCCCGTTGATGAGGAGGCTGGAGTACTTCCGGCCCACCGCCTTCGCCTTGCCGGCCACCTGCACGGCGAGCTGGTCCGTCGTGTCCGAGTGCGTGGCCTCGATGAAGTTGTCCACCTCGGCGTCGCCGACGATGCGCTTCAGCGGGCTCGTCACCTGGGTGAAGGTGGTGGCCGCCTTCGCGGTGATGGCGTTGCCGACGCCGAGCATCTGCACGTCACCGAGGACGTTCTCCCGGCTGTAGACGGCCGCGGGGCCCTCGACGGGCTCGAAGGGGAGCACTTCGAAGAAGCGGTCCACCGTGACGATGTTCTCGATGATGCCGGAGACGAGGTCGTTCTGCGACAGCTTGGCGGCCTCGGAAAGGATGACGGAAGGCATGGAAAGGCTTTCTTCCTCGCGTGAGAGGGAAAAGAAGACGGGTGGGCGGACGCGCTACGGCGAGGGCCGGGGAAAGCCCTATGGACGCGTCTGGTTTGGGAGGAGAGTGACTGCGTCCGGGCATCCCGCCCGGTGTGTTTCAGGCCGCATCCCGCGAACCTGAAACGGTTACTTCAACTCGGCCAACCCCTTCGCGATGCGCTGCGTAGAGGTGAGCTTCTCACCACCGGGCGTCCCGCCCGCTTTGCCCCCCGGCGGCGTCCCGCTGCCGGAGGAACCCGAGCTTTCGAAGGCCCGGGCGAAGTCCGGATTCTTCTTGAGCTCCGCGACGAACTCCCGCGTCGTCACGTAGCCGCCCGACTTGTTGACGCGAGGCTCACCCTTCGCGTCGACAATTCGAGCCAAGAAGTCACCGTCTTCCTCAATCACTTTCACATAACGCTCGACGTAAGGCAACAGCAGCGACGTGCTCCCCTTCGCGTCGGCGATGGCGGCCAGCGCCTCCGCGTTGGCCACGCGCTGGTGGTACGTGGTGCGCATGCGCTCGATGGTGGAGTCCTTCTCGGTGAGCGTCTTGGAGTGCCCGGCCTCCAGCTCCGCGCGCTGCTTCTCCCACGCGGCCGCGCCCTCCTTCCCCTTCTGCGCCTCGGCCAACTGCGCGCGCAACTCGCCCACCTGCTTCTCCGCGTCCTCGGGCGTCTTCCCCAGCTTCTGGTAGCCGGCCACCTGGGTCTTCAGCTCCTTCACCGCGTCGCGCTCCTTCTTCAGCGCGGTGCTGAGGCTGGTGGTGTCCATGCGCTTCACCACGTCCGCGTCGAGGAGGTGCTTCGCGCCCTCCCCTTCCCCCTTCGCGTACAGCCCGCGGAACTTCTCCGGGACGATGTCCAGTGCGTCCAACTCCTGCTGCCACTCGAATTCCACGTGTCTGCCTTTCTCGGCCCGGAGGGCCGGCTACAGCTGTGCCTTCTTGAAAGCGGCGGCCTCGGTGGCGCGCAGCTCGTCCAAGGTGAGCGTCTTGCCGCTGGCGTCGGTGAAGCTGCCGAGGCGGAGTCCTCCGTCCCGGAAGAGGCGGCCGCGCGCGGGCCCCAGCACCTCGTCCTGGAAGCTGGTGGGCTGACGGCGCAGCCAGTCCTCGTAGGACAGGCCCTTGGGCGCGGAGCCGATGTTCTCCTTGGCCCAGCGCTCGCGGATGCGCTTCACCGCCGCGCCGCGCTCCTTCTCCGTCATGTCCTTCCAGGCCTCGCCGGCCTTCGCCTCGGCCCGGAAGTCGATTTCCCGGTTCCGCCTGTCCCGGGTGTCTCGGACAGTGGGCCGGTCGCCCACGAGGCGCACGCCGTCGATGACGGGGATGGTCGTTGTCCGGCACCGGGGGTGGAAAGGAGGCCGCTTCCCTTCCCGCACGGGGAACTCCTTCCCATCCAGCGACATGCACAGCAGCGTGGTGCGCCCGTCCAAGGTCGCAACCAGACGCACAGCCGTCACGAGGTCGGCGTTGGCCCGGTACACCTCCTCCCGGGCCTGGGTGGCCACGTGGTTGAGGGAGGTACGCACCATCGCGTCCGCGCCCCGCCGGGTCACCTCCAGGACGCCGTCCGAGTAGGACGCGGAGCGAGTGCCCATGATGTCCCGGACGATCTGCGACGTCGTGCGCCCCTCCACCACGCCCGCCTGGACGGCGCGGTCGATGCGCACCAGGTCCGCCTCCGCAATCCCCTTCACCCAGGACTCAAGGACGGCGCCGTTGAAGGGCCGGGAGAAGACGGCCGCCTCCAGCACCTCCGCCGTGGGCGCGGCGATGGAGACGTCCACGATGAGCGTCTCCTCCAGCAGGGCCGCCTGCCACCGGGCCTCGTACGCCGCGAAGGAGGCGGCCTCCTCCTGCAGCGTGCTGGAGATGGCGGCGTAGGCTCCGGCCCGGAGGGTGCGCACCTCGGACAGCAGCCCGGCGATGCGCTCCGTCGTCTCGCGGCCGGCGTCGTACCCGCCCGCGTCCTCAATGGCTTGGAGGCGCGCGGCGAGCTGCTCCGTGAGGCGCTCCTCCGTGTCATTGAGGAGGCCCACCACGCGCCGGGCGACACCAGCCTTGTAGCGCTCCAACTGGACGGCGTGCGCGACGGAGCGCTCCAGCAGCTCCTCGTTGGCGGTGGGGCGGACGGTGCTCACCGGACACCGCCCTGGCGCGCATCGGCGTCCAGCTCGATGAAGGCCCGCCGGGCCGTCCAGTCGTGCAGCGCATCCCCCCATGCCTCGGGGAGCACTTCCATGAGCGGATGCGCGATGACGTTGTGGGCGAAGCGCCAGAGACGGGCGCACATGGCGGGCGTCATGCAGTCCTCCCGTCGGCGGGCCCGGGCTGGGCCGGTGGCACCTGGCCGCCAGCTGTCGACGCCGTGCGCAGGCTGCCCAGCGCCGGCCCCTCGCTCGCCAGGCGCTCCCCGTCCGCCTCCACGTCGAAGTCGGCCATGAGGACGCCGCGGCGCTTGAGTTCGGCGAGGAAGGCCTCGCGGGAAATCTCCCGGGCCGCGCGCGCCTTGAAGAGGACGTCCAGGCCCTGCGCGTCGGCCTCGGAGATGCCGAAGTCGGTGTGCACCTCCACCTTCAGCTTCGCGTCCTCCACCTCCAGCCCCAGCCACCGGGCCGCGAAGTAGAAGGCCAGCTCCAGCGCGTCGCTGAAGGACTCCGCCATGGCCTGCAGCTCGGAGTGAGCCTGGGCGGTGTTGATGGACTTCTCGGTGGCCGTGGTGGAGCCCGACTTCCGGACGAGGAGCTCCACGCCCAGCATGGCCATCTCGTCCTTCAGGTCCTCCAGGTCCTGTCGGCCGGCCGTGATGGCCGCGCCGGTGTGCTCCACGTAGTAGAACTTCCCCTGCGGGCTGCTGGTGGTGAGGAGCGCGTGGGGCCCCACCGTCACCTTCCCAGAGCCTCGCGACTCCCCTTCCCCGCGGTCCTGCTCCAGCCCGGAGGCGGCCAGCATGGGGAAGCGCGCCACGGTGAGGACGTTCCGCTGGTCGCTGGCAGACTGCCAGTGCTCCACGTTCTTGTCCGCCAGGTCCATCAGCGGCGGCTTCGCGGCGCACAGGGCGGTGCGTTCCCCGGCGTACCAGGTGACGAGGGGGATGAAGCCCAGAGTGTTGGGGCCGCTCGCCGCCTCCTTCCACTCGCTGGTGCCGCTGCGCTCGTAGACGGCCCAGGAGTCGCGCTCGAGGACGCGCACCCGCTCCACCAGCACCTCTTCGAAGCCGTCCCGGCGCGTCTCGCTCTCACGGATGCGCACGTGGGTGAGCACCTCCACCCCGCCCACCGTTTCCGCATACGCGGCGATGAGGGACTCGGCGGAGACGTGCACGAAGTACGGGCGGAGGCCCGCGCGCTGCTCGTCTTCCAGCGTCCGCACCGCCTCCGGATCCACCACTGGGAAGTCCACGAGGATGTGGGCGAGGCCCTTGGACAGGCCATCCCGGAAGACGCCGCGGGCCCAGGCAGTGATGTCGCTGCCCTGCCTGTCCACGTCGTCCACCAGGACGCGCAGCGGCTCGGGCGCGGACTCGCCCAGGCGCACCGGCTTGGCGAATGGCTTCGCGGCAAGGTTGCGCGCTGTCTTGCCGAAGACGTTGAGGAGGACGGCGCGCTGGAGGCGCTCCCTGTACGCCGCCTCCTCCTCCGCGTGGTACTGCGGCAGGTAGGTGCGTCCGGCGGCGCGCATGGTGCCGGTGCCGCCAAGGAGGGCCAGCACGAGGGCCCAGGCTGGCTGCATGGCCCGGTAGGCGCTGCTGGGGGTGCTGACGTCGGCGGCGCTCATTCCGCGGGCTCCATGCGGCGGATTGCCGCCTCGCCGCGCACGGCGGTGAAGACACTCGCCACCACGTGGCCCTGCATGGCGGACGGCCCGGACAGCAGCAGGTGCAGCACCTCCGGCCTGTCCGGGCCGAGGCACTCGCGGACAGAGGCCTCGTCGGTGCGCGACAGCCTGGCGGGCCCGCCCGGGTGGGTGTGCCAGTCGCCCAGGTAGCGCAGGCGCGGGTGCACCCGGCCCAGGAGGCGGTTGTCGCGGACGCGGTCCGCCTCGAAGCCCACGCGCCCGCGCACGGCACGCCGCCCGGGGCTGGTGACGGCGAGCACGTGGGCCTCGCCGTCCACCACGGCACCAAGCAGCAGGCCGCCCGTCTCCAGCGGGGCGCGCACCCGCGCCAAGCGCAGGGCCTTCGCCAGGACGCCGGGCGCCAAGCGTACGCGGTAGCCATCAGAGACGTAGAGGGCCGGCGCGGGCTCCATCGGCAGCGGGCAGGCCATCACCGGTAGCTCCCCACCTGGAAGGTGGCCGTGCCCTCGCCGAGCATCAGCTCCGTCAGCGCCCACACCACCGCGTCCATGCGGTTGGGGCTCCAGTCCGACTCGCCCGGCACCCACGTCGTCTGCTCGTCCTCCAGGGCAGCGAGGCGCACCACGTGGTGTGCCATCCCGCGCTCGTAAAGGGCGGCCACCGGTGCCGCGCGCTTCGCCTTGCCGCGCGTGGCCGTCACCACCTTCACGGTGACGTGCTTCTTCGTCTCGCGCGCCTTGGTGCGGACGTTCGTCTCCACCATGTCGCCGCCGTAGTTCTTCTCGCCCACGACGGCGTCCGCGCGCTCCTTCTCGTAGAGGGCCAGCGCCTTCGCCGCCCACCCCTCCGCTGAGTACTTCCCCGAAGCATCCAGCCACACGTAGGCGTGGCCGTTGCTGGCCTTGCCGGCGCAGACGATGCCCACCTCGTCGTTGTCGGGCCCATCGCCGCCGGCCGGATCCACCGCCACCACCACGCGCACCATGGGCAACGGCTTGCCCTCGGCGTCCTTCGGGAGCTCGGCACGGCTGTTGTCCAGCAACTCCTGCGTCCACAGCGCGCCCACCGCCGCGGCCTTGAAAGCCTCCTCCACCGTCGCCGGGTACTCGCGGCGGAAGTCGTGGATGCCCTTCTCGTAGACGGAAATCTTCGCCCGGCGCCAGGCGAGCTGCGCGTCGGCCAGCTCGAAGCCGTGCGCCTCGCGGCAGAGGGTGGCGTACCGCTCCTCCTCGCTGGTGCGCTCGAAGCCCGGCGGCACCTCGCGCCGGTACTCCTCCTGCCAGAACCACGGGACGAAGATGAGCTCGAAGTCGTTCTCCCCCTTCTGCGCCGCCATGCACAGGTGGTGGAAGAGGCCCTGGGGCCCGTCGCTGGTGCTCTCCAGGATGACTTCGGTGCCCGGCGCCGTCGGCACGCCCTCCATGACGCCGCGCATGTGCGTCGCGGCGTTGGGCCAGAAGGCCACCTCGCTGCCGTGGAAGTACTGGATGGTGGAGGAGCGGCCCGTCCCCTTCGCGCCCGCGGTGCCCACCTTGTAGCCGGAGGACAACTTGTCGAAGAGGAGCTCCTTCGCGTTGGAGGCGCTCGTCGACGGCTTCACCAGGGCCGGGACATGGTCGTGGTACCGCTTCGCCATGTCGAAGAGGTTCACCGTCGCCGCGTCCTCGTGCGTGAGGATGTAGGCGCGCACGCCCTTCAGGTGGCTCACCTTCCAGTAGAAGCGCGCCTCCACGTACGTGCTGCAGCCCTGCTGGCGCCCCTTCAGGACGATGGCGCGCACGAAGCCCCGGCGCCTCAGCTGCGCCTCCAGCCGCTCGTGGATGTACAGCTGCGCGCGGTTGAGCTTCAGCGCCGGCAGCTCACCGCCCGTCACCTCCTTCGGGCGGATGCGCAGGCACCGCGAGGCGTAGTGCGGGAAGTCGTCCTTCAGCCGCTGGCGGATCCGCTTCTCGCGCGGGGAGAGAGGCTTGCGGCGCGCCCCTTGGTGGGGCGGCTCGGCCGCACGGCGACGGGCGCGGGCGCTCATTCCAGCTCCCCCAGCGCGTCCTCGTGGCTGAACTGGACGGTGGTTTCCACCTTGTCGACGAAGAGGCGCAGGTGCTTGCCCAGCAGCTCCAGGGACTTCGGCTTGTCCCAGAGCTTCACCTTCGCGACGGTGCCGATGGCCTCGCCCTCCACGGTGAGCTGCTCCACCTCGATGGAGGAGATGGCCCGGCGCAGGTGGGCCGGCATCTCCTTCAGCGGCAGGAGGGCCCCGGTGGGGCTGAAGGCATCGCCGATGTCCGTCCGGGCGATGAGGAGCAGTTCGCGCAGGACGTCGTCCGCCTTCACCTCGACGCGCTCGGCCCGGGCCTTCTGGGCCGCCGCCACGGACTCCAACACCTTGACATTCCTCAACATGCGGCTGCCCTGCGACTCGGCGGTGCGCTCCGAGTAGCCGGCAGCCCGGGCGGCCCGGGTGGCGTTGAGGTCGAGGAGGTACTCCTGGACGAAGCGCTCCTGCTTCGCCGTCAGAGCCTGATCGCGCGACTCATCCGCCGGGGTCTTCCGGCTGCGGCGCGTGCTGGGCTTGCGAGGAGGCGTGCTTCCCACGCCGCCGAGTCTCCGGTGTCGCGTGGACAACGTCCGGCGCTGGCACGGGAGGCCGCCCCTTCTTCATGGGCACCGGGGACTTTCCCCCGGCACATCACGGAGAAGACATGCATCTGCTCTACTGCCCTGCCTGCAGCACCCACCGACCCGCAGACATGCGCCACTGGTGCTCTGGCCTGGAGGAATTGCGCCAGCGCGCCGAGCGGCTCAGGACCTGCCCGCACACCTACGCGTCCCGCGTCCCGGGGAAGCAGGACTGGTACTGCTCGGACTGCGACTACCTCGGCCCGCGGCCCAAGGGGACCGGTCCGCTCCACTGACGCGCTCAGCCCTGGCGCTCGGGCACCTCGTCCCACAGCGCAAGCTGCCCCTCCGGCTCCGGCCGCTTCCGGGAGGCTCGGGGGGCAGTCTCTACCTGGGCTGCCGGAGGCGGCTCTTTCTGCGCGTAAGCCTGGGCCGCCTTCCGGAGCCGGTCCTGGGCGCGGGAGAAGTCCTCCTCGTCCCCGTCGTCCGCCTCCGCGTAGGCCAGCGCCGCAGCCGTCAGCCGCTCCCAAGGCGTGGCGTAGGGCTCGCGCAGCGGCTCTGACATGGACTGCCCGCGCCGTTGCCGCATGAGGTGCCCATGACAGCGCCGGTGCCGGGGCGCGGCATCGCGGGTGCACCCGTCTTCACAGCACCGGGTTGGAGCGCGGCAGGAGGACATGAACGCCCCTACTGTGCCTCACGCACAACGGGCGTGCACGAGATGCGCACGCCCGTCACCCTGAGGAACTCAGCACGCGCAGCCAGGTCCCTTGTGACAGGTCTTATCGAGCGAGATGCACGAGTCCCCGCACGGCTTGCTGTCCGACCCGCAGTACTTGCAGCACCCGCCAACCCCGCTTCTGGCTGAATCCCCGCTCAAGTCGTCGCGGGACGCAGCTCCCACCGGGTCCTCCTTGTAGGAGTCCTCCATCTCGGGAGTGAAGCAGCCCTGCGTCAACACCGCAGCCACCATGATTCCAACCAGTCGGCTCATTTCTATCCCCCTGCCTCGTGAACGAGGCGTACTTGGCCCAAACGACGACGCCATTTTTACTTCGGGGGCGACCGTCGCCTCCATCACTCCAAAGTGGGGGTCGCGCCTGACCGGATTGAAACCGCTCATCCCCGGATGAGGCGCACCATGAGCAGAGCTGGGGCGCTCATCCCGTCTTGTCACCTGCGGCCACTAGAGGCGATGGTAGGTGCAGCGCGCGCCACACTTCACCCGCCGCTGCGAAAGACCATGGACCCCAGCAAGGATGCTCAACCGGAGGCTCAGTCTCCGGCCTCTACTGCCATCGCGCCTGTCCCTGCGGCTGCACCCCAGGAACAGAAGTCCACCAGCAACGAGATCAGCATCGCTGATGTGATGCAACTCGTGACCACGATCGCACAGGCTGTCATGCCGCTCGCAGCAACAGCGTTCGAGGCGCGGGCAAAGTTCATGGCGGCCCAGCCCGAACTCAACACACTGCAGGAGAAGAACGCTCACGCGCGTGCAATGGACAATCAGCAACGCTCTTGGGAGTTCTACAGGGCCCGCGACCGGATGGTCGGCTGGCTGATGCTCACGTGGACCATCGCGCTCCTCGGTCTCGTTGCTGGCGGTGTCTTCGCTATCCACAAGCAGATCATCGACCAGCAATCGGCGGTCACCTTTGGGTTGATGATTGCAGGTGCGATGGGATGGGTGGGCACGCGAGTGACGAGCCGTTCCCAAACTCCGTCTCCGCCTCCTGGCCCGTGAGGAGCCCCCAGGGCAGCATTAGTGCGTCTCTGCGGGCAAGGCGCTCAGAACCACCATGCCGGGGTGCGGGTCGCAACGAAGTATGAAGCAGTGTCGATCCTCCTCCGCCACCAGTTCACCGTCCACACGCTGAGGCGGCGGAGGGCGCCAGCGGCAGGGGAGGCTGCGGTGACGCGCGCTCGATCTCCAGCCCCGCGCTATCCAGAACGTGGACGCCGGGGATGGAACAGGCGCAGCCGCACGGCAGCGGGGCTCACTCATCGGCGACATAGGTCATCGCGCGCGAGCTTCGCAGCGAGCACTGCGTCTGGCAGGCAGGTCACGGAGACGCAGGATCGCTGCTCCACCACCACCAAGCACGTGACGCCGCGCTCATCGTCGTGCCAGACATCGACGACCGTGGAATACGACGGATGGTTGTCCCCGCACCCGACGACGAGGAGCGCCAGCAAGACGGTCCTCACGCGTCCTCCGGTGGAGTGCCAGGCAAGGTCAGCGTCTGCCCATCCCCGGGCGGCAGCGGCGGCAGGAACTCGATGCCGTTTCCGTGGAGGACGACACGCCGCCCGCCCAGGCTCGCCACGTCGATTTCCTGGCCAGAGGGCTTCAGGATGACGGTACTCCATGCGCCGCTGCGGTGCCGCACTCCCACGAAGTGGGGGAAGTCCACGGTCTCCCAGGGCTTGAGCGTTGCCACGCCGTCGTTGGTCGCCATGCCTTAGCGTCACCTGTGACGTGGACAGGATCCGGCGATGGTTCTCATGGACCTAGCTGCGGCGACTGCATCCCGGAACAGGCCGAGATCCTCTTCGGCCCCGCGTAGGTGAGCGCGGGGAAGCGCTCCAGGACGGCGCGGTGGTGCACCCCTTGGCGGAGCAGTTCCAGCGCCTTCGCCCGCTGCTGGCGCAGGAGCTGTGCGGGCACCAGCCCCTCCGGCCGGTCCGGACCGAGCTCGCTCGGATCCGCTCCGTCGTCCTCCGGCAGCACCGATTTGCAGCAGCAGGCCATCCCCTCTCACCGTGCCTCATTCCAGGCCCGTCTGCACGGAACGCGCCGGAGGGACGACCGACGAGCGACCTCCGACGCATGCGAACTCCACCTCAGTCAGAAACCTCGACTCTTGTCCGCTCGGCAAGCTGGTGGGGCCGAACTCTCGGCTCCGAACCCTACCCGCCGTTCGTGAATCGGGAGCATCGACTGTCTATGCTTAGGTGCTGTTGGGCTTCTTGCGCTTGCGGCTTTCCTCATCAACCTTCGCTTGGCACAACTTGCAGATCCCATTGCGATGATCGGGCTTGGTTCTATTTTCGTAGTATTCCGAAAGTCGCTTTACCTCGCCGCATCGCTGACACGGCTTTGTAAGTGCGTTTCCCAACTCAATCCTCCCTTTCGCCAAACACTGTTGTGATAGCAGTGCCGACCCAGACGTTCAGCAAGCAGCCCAACCAGTAGCGTCGGTTAGTGTCAGCAAGGCGCGAAGAAGGCTACCACACCAACGGTCAGACATTGGTCACGGCTCGCCGCTGATGGACCACCACGAGCTTACCCTCCATACCACAGGTCCAATTGGCTCCCACACCGGGCTAACCCGGGACGAGGACGAGGGCCCAGCGCCTGCCATCCGCGCCCTGGTGGTAGCCGCGCGGGAGGGCTGCGCCGGCCGGGCACTGCGGCACTGGGCAGGGCAGGTCCTCGCGTTCGCGACGACTGGCGCAGGATGTCACGGGTACCTCAGTGAACGAGCATGGAACTGGCAACCACCAGGCGCGCCTCATCGTGGTCACCCGCTACGACGCAGGCGTTCAGGTACTGCTTCGCCGTCGCTCGGTACGGAGGTGTCCACTCCGCTTCGCCGCACAGCGCGGATCGCCCGTGGGTCCTCTCCTCTGCTCGCAGTTCCGATCACTCCGACCAGCCCACGCGCTCGGGAGAGTCAAGGGTCGGCCACGCCGAAACCTGAATGATTCTGCACCCTTGCTCTTCCTTCAGCGCGCGAGCGAAGGACAACCGGCCGCAAGCGGTCAATCCTGTCCGATTAGGAGTTGCGATCCGTTTGGCCAACCCCAATGCGGTCCGTTGCTCCCCCCCCGACACTGGGACGCTACCGCTGGGCCGTAGATCGAACGTTGCCCAAGAAGAACCAGCTGCGCCGGCTTCGGGTCCGCGATGAGCGCAGGGACGACGTCCACTTCGGACTCCTCATCCGCGGATGCTGCGTCATGCTGTTCCGTCGCCTCTGCCCTGACGCTTGTTGAAGGATGTAAAACCCAGGCCCGTGACGCAAAACGCGGCAAGCGGTTCATCCCTGCCCATCGTCAGTCGCGGCCGCAGAGCGTGTCTGCTCGACGCAGTCCCCTAAGCATACCTGCTCACCTGTTCGGCTTGCACCTAGCAGCTCACTGCCCTAACAAACAGAACAAACCGCCACACTGCGACAATCCGGATAAGTCGAGAATTGAGGGACAAATGGGCAGCACCGGCTCGGGAAGATTTGGAGATTACACCGGCGGGGACAAGACACCGCGGTGTGATCGTCCAGTCGAAACGGATCTAGAAGACGTGGCGCAATCATCATTTTTTCAGTCGAACAAAAATCTACCCCCTCCAGGAACACCTATTCACCTCGCCAAAGGAACAACAAACGGGCGTCTACTGATTATCGAAACAGCGAGCGGACTATCACTAGGAGCCCTTCCAACCAGACTCAATTACTTGCTTGCATGCCAAGGCACTGGAAGGAACTACGAAGGAGAGACAACCCACACACACGCCGGGATCATCCCAACCGTCAAGGTGAAACTTGAGCCCACTTAGCAAAGAAAAACGCCTACTCATCATCGGAGATGCCTTTGTCGACTATCATCTCGACAAGAAACTCGTCCGACTTGGAGGGGTATTCCATGCAGCACGCGCCCTGAATGCGATGTCCGCCCGATACTCTGTCGCATACACAGCCCCAGCATACCTGGAGCCTTCAGCAAGCGCTTTTCTATCCGAACTAAATGCAGACCAATCGGCACAGATCGGAGAAATTACCGGAAACCCATCAGTCATCCTCATAAAAGAATCAACAGAGGCGGGCGATCAAGGTTACGACTCAGTTCTGCGCGAGCAACATAAACTAACCTGGAAGAGAGACACACTAGACACTCTAATCAACAACTTCCAACCAACCGACATCCTGCTCTTTCCCGGGAAATACCCATACGGAGATGTAATTTCGCTCGCCATCACCCAAAACATTCGAGTTCACGTCGACGTCCAGTACTCTCAAAACATAGAGGACATCACCAATCGCACAGAGGGTGTCATTTCCACCATCTTCTGCTCTACATCGGCACCACTCTTCATCGTTAATGCATCGGGAAGCCCCCGGCGCCTCCGCGAACTGCTGCCCTCACAAATCACAAGCGACCTCATCCTGAAAGAGAACAGGGGAGGCTCCAGAGCATACATAGGCGACGACAAAGAAATTGCAGCCCCAGCCTATCTCGGTCAAACCGCCCACTCAGTAGGCGTTGGCGACTGCTTCGACTGCGCATGGATTCTCGCATCCGAAACGGAGGACCGGGCAAGAAGTCTAGCGCGAGCGTCTTACTACGCTTCGCTATACGCAAGCACAATGATCCATGCCGATTTCGTCAGCGAAATCAAAGGAGCAATGACTGTCGACGAATCCATCCACAGCCTTTCCGGCACAATTCTCCCCTGGGAAACTCGAGCCGACATACAAATCTACATTGCCGCACCAGATTTTCCAGATATTGAAACAAAATCAATCGACGCCCTGGAAAAGGCCCTCAAGTACCATGGGTTTTCGCCACAAAGACCGATCAAAGAGAATGGACTCTGCACGCCCAGCACCCCAGATCCGGAAGCCGACCGGATATACAACGCAGACCTAGAACTAATCAAAAAATGCTCAATCCTAATAGCCATCCCCTTGACCGACGACCCGGGGACATTTGTTGAGCTTGGCATATTCTGTGGCACACATCGGCCGACCATCCTATACGATGCCACTGGACGAGTCGGGAATCTGTTTGCCAGGAAATCCGCAACACGCGTATGTAGAGACCTAAACTCGGTTGTCGGCGCTGTGTTCGAGCTTATGGGGAGTAAACATTGAACCCTCCTCACCAGGCACCTGTCGCGCTCCTGGCCTCTGGGGGATTGGACTCAACGGTCTTGGCCTACTGGCTTTCATCTAAAGGCTTTGACGTCTACCCGATCTTCATAGACTACGGGCAACACTGCGCGAAAATCGAATTACAAACAGCAAAAACCGTACTCCCCCCGACCATTAGAGACCGCATCGAAGTTTTGCACCTAGGAGACGTCTTCTCTTCATCCAAGTCGCTACTCATATCAGAAACCAATCTCTGGGAGAGGGAGGTGTCCGCTGATGAGTTAATACTCCCATACAGAAATTTGTTCTTCTTGGTTTCAGGATGCGCCAGGGCAGCAACCCTCGGCCTAAGGCATCTATATTCAGCATTCATCAACAGCAATCATGCAGCAGAGATCGACGCGGGACGAGCCTTCCTGGATGGGGTCCACAAGCTCACGCTCGGCGTTGGCGGCGTATCAATCGAGATGCCGTTTCGCGACATGTCGAAAACCGAAGTTGCGCAGCTTGGAATATCACTGAGCGCGCCTGTGGCACATACTTACTCTTGCCAAGCCAACTCCGCATCACACTGCGGCGCCTGCCCCAATTGTGTCGATCGGCTAACGGCACTTCAGGCCATCCATGAAACTTGATTCAGCTGTCTCCCAAGAAGAATTACGACTTGTCACAGAGTGCTTGCGCACTCTCGCGCCGGCCCTGCCCATTCTGCCCCCAGCAGAAACATATAATCATGTCGGGGCGGCGCTGGCCGACGTGGCACTCCAATCTGGACTGAATTACAGAATCGTTGTTCGCCCCCGTATTGAGTCAATTCTAGTTCGACACCCACACGACAGAACAGTGAGGGCAATGCAACGCGTGCTGGAGGGGATTTCGACAAGGACCCTTCTAAACTGGAATCATCCGGAAAAGCCTGGGCGATTCCATGCAATGCTCGAACTCTGCGCACGCGAAGGTGTTGATACCTTCGAAGAACTACGCGATTGGTCTCAATGCTCATCGACGAGAGAGCGGCTACTTTCGCTCAAGGGTATTGGGCCAAAATCGATTGATTACCTAAGGGTTCTTTGTGGCCACGGCGCCCTCCCATTGGATAGACATCTCCTGCGCATACTATCCATGGCCGGAGTAAAACCGAGAGGATATAGCCATGCACAAACTCTGCTCTCTGCGGCACTCACTTCATTGGACATGCCCATTAGAGAGACGGAGCGATCACTCTGGGTGTTGATGAGTTCGTGTTGCTAACAACTTCGTCGCGTATCTCTCCGCGCCGACATGTCACGGGCGCCTCTTGGCCGGGCCAGCCGGCGTGGCCAGGGCCGCGAGTCCGCGCAGCGCCGGCTTCCTGGGTGCCTTCTCCTTCTTCTGCCTCCGATCCTTGGGTGCGCGGGGACCAACTGACGCGGGCGGCACCAGAGGCGGCGGCGGGGCCAGCGCGTCCTGAGCGCGGACGGCTGCGGCGAGTGGATCATCCCCCCAGGAGAGCTCCACCAGCACCGAGGGCTCGCCCTGGGCCTGGGCGTACACCCAGCGCACCAGGGGCGAGGCGTCGTCCAGGCGGAGCTGCCGCGCCACCTCGTCGCGGATGCTCTTCATCGCGATGGGGAGGTTGTCCCCGGTGTCGAGCGTCCTCGGGGACACACGGGTGAGTCGCACCACCAGGAGCGCGGGCCCGCTCCAGCCTGGCCACAGCAGGTGAGTCGCATCGCGCTGCCCCTTCGCGCGGCGGTGGCGCTGCATGTGGTGCTCGCGCCGGTTGGAGGTGTTGACCGTCTCCACCGGAACCTCGAAGCGGATGCAGCTCACAGCCGCACCTCCCGCACGAGCTGTCCGTCCGGCGCGAGGATGAGCACCCGCCCCGCCCAGCCCTCGGCGCGGCAGAGCGACACCATGTGCGCCGTCCCGCGGCCCAGCTCCGGGTCCGTATGCGCCGCCACCCACCCCACACGCTCCCCCTGGGCAGCGAGCGCACGGAGGGCGTCGCGCATCGCCTCGTTCCGCTGTGGTCCCGCGCGGGCGCCGTCGCGCTTCCAGTCCGCGGGGAACCGCTCCACGTCCTGCACCCGGAACCAGGGCCACTCCAGGTGGGCGGCCACCTCCCAAAGGCGGTCCGCCCCGAAGGCCTCGGGCTCGTCTGTCTTCCGCGCATCTCCGGCGCCGTGGATGAGCCGCGTCCCGGGGTGCGTGGCGAAGCGCCGCGTGTGCGCGCGGAGCACCGGCAGGTGGTTCAACGTGAGCCCCGAACTGCCGCAGGCCAGCAGAATCACCGCATCACCTCCAGCGTAACTCGAATGCGCCACAGCCCTGACGCGCCCCGGCGGCCCGCCATGAGCAACGCGAGCACTGACGCCTTCCACTCCTCCGACGGCAGCCAGCCCCCGGCGTCGCCTGCGTTGACATCGTAGACGACGACGGAAGTGCCGGTCCGCTGCAGGCCCCCCCAGTGCGTGTGCCGGTACTGGGCCCGCTCCGGCGCGGAGTCCCACGTGCCGCGGAACTGGACGAACGCCAGGCCCAGCACGTTGCCCGCCGGGAAGCTGGGATGGACCTGGAAGCGCCGGCCGTTCGCCGTCAGCGCGGCCCGCATCACCGTGGGCGTCGTCCAGGGCTTCGGGAAGTGCGGGCGCAGCCCCATGACGGGGACACCAAGCACCGCTGCGAGCGCCCCCGGGCCGCAGTTGGCGCCCCACGTGGCGTGTGCGGCAAGGAGATCCGGAGGAGTGAAGAGGGGCGGGCAGCTCACGGGCTCACCTCCAGGGCGGCGAGGGATGCTCCGCGTGCACGAGGCTCCACCCAGCCGGAGACGCTGTCCGTCGTGAGTCGCGGCACGTCCGCCTCCAGCTGCGCCGCGCAGCCCCGGCACAACGGGTGCCCCCACACCACCAGGAAGGACGCCGTCCCGCACCCGGTGGCACAGGGGGCGCTCGGCTCCTCACCGCGGCCGACGCCCAGCTGCGCACGGCGGCGGGCCTCGGCGGGGGACAGCTGCGCCGGGGCCGCGCTGCCCATCTCGGCCCCACCCTGCCCCGGGACGTGCCGGCGCCACACCTCCGCGCCGATGAAGGCCCGAGCGGCGCACACCGGCTGGCGAGACTGCCCCCAGGTGTCCTCCAGCCACGCGAGCCAGGCCGCGCGCAGCCGCCCCTCGTCGCCTCCGACGGCGGCCAGCGCGTCCGCGTACCAGGTGGCCCAGCCCGGCGGGGGCGCTTCGGGGATGGCGCGGCCGAAGCGCCGGCAGCGCTCCTCCTGAGTCCACGCGAAGAACACCTTGTCCGGGCTCGGCGCGTCGTCCTCCATCCACTTCGGCCGCACCTTGCGGACGACGGAGGCCACCGGGACAGGGGCTGCTGGGGACGTGTCCCCACCGGCGTGGGACAGGGGGACAGGGGACATGTCCCCGGGGACAGAGGGACAGGGGACGGGGGACACATCGCGCGCGCTTTCAGCAGCAGCACGCTTCTTCTGTCGCTGCTTCTGCTTCTTCAACTTCTCGTACTTCCTACGCTTTTCGTCTTTCGACGCTGTTGCTGTTGCTTCCCCCCTACCCCCCTTCATGTCCCCGTCTGTCCCTGGGGACATGTCCCCTTTGTCCCCAGGGACAGGGGGGACAACCATAGGGACAGCGGGGAGGGACACGCCGGGGACGGGCGCGGCGACAGCGAGGGACGGGGCCAGCAGCGCGATGGCGTGCGCGAGCCCTTCGGCACGGCCCTCGCTGCGTGCCAGGGACTCGCGCAGGTGGGCCCGCTCCGCGCGCAGGGCGTCCAGTTCGTCGTGCAGGGCCTCCGGGTCGAAGGTGTGCGCGCAGCACGCCCCCGCAGGCTCGCGGCGGTAGGTGGGCGCCTCCGCCGCCGGGGCTGACTGGGCATCGTCCGGCCAGCGCGCCTCGGGCGGCAGCGCGCCCGGAAACCACTGGCTCGCCTCCTCCTCGCTGAAGAGCTGACCGGACGGCAGGCGAACCATGCCCGGTGGCACCGGCTCACCCTCGGCGATCTCTGGAGGCGGCGGAGGGATGGGCCGGCGACGTGGGCGAGCGGGCGGCGTGGGGCAGGTGCTCATGGTGTCGGGTCCAGGGTGAGCTGAGGACAGCAGGCGGGCGGGACGGGCC